AATAGGAGGCTGGGATGGCCCAGACCCAACGACGAGTCGACCCGGAGCTGCTCCACGCGGCCCAGCACAACCCGATGCTGGCCTACATGATCAAGAACGGCCTGCCGCTCACCCGGCAGACGTGGATCGACCTGAACTGGGGCGGCGATACGCCGAAGCCGTGGACGGCCGAGGACGAGGCCGAGCTGCCGGAGCCTTGGCAGCGGGTGGAGCGGGGCTAGGGCTCCAGCTCCTCCCCGGCGGCGCCCGTGTGCCAAGACGGTGCCCTGATGCGCGACGGCGTTCCGATCAGCCGCTGTTGGACTTGCGGCAGTGTCAGGCCGTTGCGCCCCCCGTAGGCGTTCCACGAATCCTCGACCCCCTGCTTGATGGAAGCGCTGCGCTTCTCTGCCGGGGTCCACAGGCCGCGCAGCGCCTCCCAAGTGATCGATTGCATCTGGCGCGGTAGAATCCCGCGCTCGGCCGCCGCCTGCCGATAAGCATCGGCGTAGAGTCCATAGAGCCCTTTGGCGCCGGTTTCGCCTGACTTCGGTCCAGTGCTTCCAAGACCGTTAGTCACCTCTTCGTCAGCGAGCGAGAAGGGTCGCAAGTGCGAGGCGGCGATAGCGTGCGTGTCGGCAGTGACATCGCCAGCGAGCGAGTTCGGCGCGACGATGTTGTTGTAGAACGAGCGCACCTTGTGCCGGTCGCCCATCGCTTTCGAGACCGTCGTCATGTCTTGTGCGTTGAATGACTTGATGGCGTTCGCCATCGCGTTGAACCCGGCCCAACCGACCTCGCCTTCCTCGCCTTTCCCGGTCATAGCTGGGCCTGCGAACGAGCCATCGGGATTGACGATGTTGTAGCCGCGAGGGTTGTGCGCTTCGTCATAGGCGCGGACGAAGTGCGCTTGCTCGATCGGGTCAGAGAGATCGCCGAGCATCTGGCCTTGGCCCATCTTGGCCTTGAGGTTCGCATAAGCAGTGGCGGCCTTGACGTCGGCCGGCACTTGGCTGCCGCCGTAGCGATTGGCGACCCAGGCATCCATCTCGGGAGTAAAGCCAGACCATTTCTGGTTGTGCATGATGTCCATCAGCCGGTCGCCGAGGCTGACGTTCTTGAACCAGTCCATTTTCGGGGAGAGCGCGGCATAGACGCCCGCGACGTTTTCGAGCGGGCGATTGAACCGCTGCGCCCGATCGCCCGCGATCTGGTTGGCCCCGTCGTACCACTGTTGCGAGCCGCCTCGGATGTCGTCAGGGACAGCGTCGTGCAGCGCCAAAATGTTGCTCTTGGCGTGAGCGATGAACGCCTGATGCACCTCGTCGTCGGTGGCATTCGGCGGGAGCTGGATGTCGGGCATGCTGCGAATGAGATCGGCAGTCTTGCCGTACATGACAGGGTCGGCTCGCATGGTGTCGAGGCTGATGGTCCGATCGTTCGAGGCGTGCGCCGAATCGACGAGCGCCTTGTTGGACGGCACCGCCGTGGCGATCCGCCCCTCGGGGAAAGCCTCGTCAGCGTGACGCAAGACACTGCGCGTTGCGCCCTCCTCGGCGGTTGCGCCGGGGATCGGAAAGGCGGCGAGCGTGCTCAGCGCCGCAGAGCCGTAATTGCCAGACTGGACGTCGCGATAGGCTTCGTTGCCAGACAGGATGTTGCCGGAGATGGGCACCATCTCCGCGCCGGTCCGCACCGCCTCGCCTAGGCGCTCAGCACCTTGAGCAGGCTGACCGAGCGCCTGCCCCGCTTCGCTGACGCCCTGCTGAATCCGCTCGCCCCATGACGGGTCGTAAGGCGCGATCGATCCCTGCGGACGGGTTTCGAGGTAGCGCGCCGTCATTGGCTGATTGGGGTCTGGCGTCGCTGCGACGTGGCCCATGATGGCGGGAGCCGCATCATCTGGCGCGGGCTGGTCCGGATCGCCACCGTCGGCGAACCCGTGTCGAGGCCGCGTTATCATCGCAAGACGCCGCTGCAAGTCCGCGTTCATCTGCACCGGGCCACCGCCCGCGTAGCCGCCGGCAGTCTGGATCGGCGTTCGACCTGGGCCTTCCGCGCCACCGACGAAGGTCTGGCCGCCGATCCTGACCTTGTTCAGCGCGGCGAGCGGCGGCGCCCATGACGGCGGGTGCGGCATTCGCCCATAATAGTGCGTCGCGCCGTGCGTCGGATCGGGTATGAGACCCGAATAGGACTTGTCGACGATGTCGCCGATCCGCGCATAAGCCGGGTCTTTCGGCGAGAGGTTCTGCGCGACGGGATTGCCTTCCGTGGCGCGGCCCGTGTTCCAGGGGCTGAACTCATGATACCCGAACTTCGGGTTCACGCCCGCAGCCGGGGCGTGGACGACGCCAGCAATGCCCTGGCCGTAGCCACCAGCTCGGACGCGGTTGAGGATGGCGTGGGCGATTGCCGCTTGGCCGAGCGCGGGCTCGCCGGCGGCTTCGCCGTAGACAGTCCGGATCAGGTCTTGCCGATCGCCAGGGTCCAAGGGCGGACCGCCAGCGCTCGACGGCGTGGCTTCGGGCTGCCTCGACGCTAGCTCGAACTGGTCTGGCGCCGGGGTTCCGCCAGCGCCAGCGAAAGGATCGTGATCGACCGGCGCGACGTCGAAATCGTTCGGCGACGACGCCATCGAGCCAAAGGGATTTCCCTCGACCGGGTCGACGTCGTAGTCGCCGAGATCGTCAACCATTACCTACGCTGGGTAGTCGTTGTCCGCACAACTTGCCGGGGAGGCGCCGGAGCCTTCGGCTGCTGACCCGGCAGACGGCTGCCCTGCGCTCCCGGCAGACCCTGGTCGGCCGAACTCGTATCGTAGGGGGCACCAGCCGTGATGGCGCCCTCAGTCGCCACAGCCTCGCTAGCAGAGACGTCGACATCCTCGGTGGTCTCGATCCCGCCGGACTCGGCGGTGATCGTCGCAACGCCCTCCGCGACCGAGACCGCCGTCGCCTGAGTGTCGTCGTCCGGATTGGCTTCGACGGTAGCGATCGAGTCGTCAGACGACGACCAAGTCACAGCCCCCGGCGCGGGGGCGCTAGCGCCACCAGAATCGGTGTAGGCGACGGTCAGATCAACAGATTGTCCATTAACGAGCGCGACCATGTTTCCTCTCCTTTGGAGCCGTGGCGTAGGGGGCACCAGCCGTGATTATCGCCGAGACGGCAGGCCCGGACGGCACGGAATCGGGGTCGTAAAGCATGACGGGGTGCTCGGTGAAGTAGGCGACGGCGTCATCGAACGGAATCGGCATGACCAGGGCGCGCTGGCCCATCCACTGGCCGCAGACAAAGCTCTCGGTGGGAACCGCGACGAACGCCATCGGCGAACCAGAGTAGAAGAGGGTGGCCGCTTCATTGGGATCGAGTGGTTCGCTCATTTGCGCCTCGTTATTTTGAAGTACTGGCCCGTTTTTGGATGTTGCACGTAGTGATTCCCGTCTGGCGCGCGGCGGGCGAAGCCGTAGGGCGTGTCGATTCCATCATGGACCGAGCCTCCGCGCGCCCGCTTCTGCCGATCTGAGCCAGAACCGTTCGTGCGCTGCGGTTGAGGCCTCGCTTTCACCTCTTGGATCTTCGCCCGGGCCTGTTGCTGGCCCATGACGCGTTCGTGCTGCTGCGAGCGGTCGGTCATCTGCTCTTCATGCTGTCGGCCGCGCTCTTCGCGCTGCGATTCGATGGCTTGTTCGCGCTGACCCATCTGGTCTTCGTGCGCGCGGTCCTGCTGTGCGTTCGCGGCGTCGAATTGCCGCCCCTGCATATCCCGCACAGCGTCGAATCGCTGCTGCTGCGCGCCCATAACGCGGTCGTGCATCTGCTCTTGCTGGCCCATTTGGGCCTCGTGCTGTTGACCCCTCATCTCCCGGGCGTCTTCGTGCGCCCAGCCGCCTCTTTCCAGGCTCATCTCGTGCGCTTGGTCGCGCAATTGCTTCGCGGTGTCGTGCGCGCGGTCGAGCTGGCTCTGTTGGGCCTCGTGCTGCTGCTTCTGCGCCTCCATCTGTGGCTTCCGGGCCTCGTTTTGGGCCTGGAAACCAGCAGTATGGGTGGCGAGCTGCTGCTTCTGGAGCGCCATCTTCGACGTCGCCATCTTCACTTGCGCATCGACTTGGTGCTGCTGGTCGTCCATCGGCTTGTCGCGCATGTCGAGCTGGAGCTGACCGGCCCGTGTCTGCGCATCCATCATCGCCGCCTGCCCGGTTAGCATCGCGGCCTGGGCCTTCGGGTCCGGCGGCGGGCCGGAGGGCATCGGATTTAAAAATTGATCAGGATTCGCGAAGCCGATTCCCCGAATGCAGAGTTTACGAATCGTAGCGACATTGAAGGCAGATGGCTCATCTTTGGCCATCTGATAAAGCGCGGCATTCCTCAACATTCGCTGGAGATGCGAGGCCGTATTCGGGTCCGCGCGCGTGACAATTTCGCTCGTGTTCAAGGCCTGCTGGAAGACTTGCTCATCCCAGTCGTAGGCGGAACGCTTGTTCGAGCGCCAAAACGCCTCCGGATCTTCGCGGAAGCGCTCGCACAGGAGCTGAAGCTCGTCGCTCTGCGCCGCGCACAGCCTCTTGTGCGTCGCCATGAGCGGTTTGATCGCCTGCTCGATGAGGGCGAGGGTCGTCCCGACCGGCGCGTCCTGGCGGCCTTCGCCGACCATGATCTCGGCCGTGCCGCCGAGGCTCTTCCCCTCTTGGTTCAGCTGCTGAACGAAGCCGACCCAGACCGAGTCTGGCGATCGGTAAGGCAAGCCCATGGCGACTTGCTGGATTGGCAGGCCGCCGGTCTCGACTTCGGCCGAACCCCCTGGCGGAACTCTGAATATGTTGTTATTCTGTCTAGCCGCGCCCTTCGCAACTAAAAGGCCTGGAAAATTGGCGAACATGCCAGCATCGACGATCTCTCGCCAAGCAGCCGTGATGCCGTTCGTAATATTTCCAAGCAGATGACTTAGGCCAATAGCATAAAATCCGAACCCGCGAATGAATGGATACTGTACGAAATACGTTTTCGGCAAACACATCTCATCGTCTTCGCTCCAATTCCTTCTCAGCTCAAGGACTGTTCTTGTCTCCTTGTGGATCGCCACCTTGTAGGGGACCGCCAAGCCGTCCGGCTCGCCATCCGTCTCGTGCTCGAACCCCGGTAGGTCCAGTTCGCAGTAGCATTCCAAGATCTCGTGATCGCGGTCGTCCTTCTCCCAGCTGTCGAAGCGGCGAACGCCGGAGATTTGCTCGGCCTGAAGCTCCATCGGTCCCTTTTCGATGAAGCCGGTATCGTTGAGCGGGACATCGCGATAGGCCCCGACGAGCTGCATGCGGCGGATCATCGACGGGCGCATGAATGAGCGGTGCGTGATGCGGCCTGCGTCGTAGATCGAGGTCGCGCTATTGTTGACGATCAGATCGTCGCCGAACACGGCGCGTGAGATCGGCCGCCGGAGGATCGGGTCATGGTAGACTTTCTTGAAGGTACAACCGTCGAGCCCCACACGGAGGAGCATCTGGTCTGTGTCAGGGACCCACGGCTTGTCGGTGGTGGTCAGATAGTGATTGAGATCGTGCTCAAGCGCGTCGGAAAGGTCGTCGAGATCTTCAGTCGAGCCCGATGTGTCTTCGGAGACCTTGGCTGGCCCGTCAGTGGGGCACAGCTCGGCGAAGGCGTTGGCGCCGAAACGGATTACCGCTTCCGCCAGTAGCGTAGCCCGGACCTGGGACTGGCCTTCGAGCGGCGCGGAGCCGTCAGAACCGGACGAGCGCATCGACTCGATGCGAAGGCCCATCAGCTCCATGCCGCGAGCGCGCGTGTCGAGCCACTCGCGGCGTGATTCGTTGTCTTGTTCGATCAGCCGCAGGAGATCGTCGGCGATCCCGTTCAGCTCAGAGTCGCCGAGCACCTCGGCAAGGTTGTCGCCGAACTCGGTATCCTCTTTCGGGATGCGCCTGGGGCCGACATAGACGATGACGCCACCGTCTTCGGTCTCGATCTTGGTCGCCTTGTCGTAGTCGATGTCGCCGTCGTCAGCGTCGAGGTCGATAGTCTTCGGCGCGAAGCTGGTCGAGAGGTCGTCGGGGTCGTCTACGCTGCCATCGATGGCTGACGGCGGGAGTCTTATCGCACCCAATCCGCCAAACCCGGCCATCGCCGACCCCGTTCAGATCAAGATTGTGGAAGATCATCCGCGAGGACCAACTCTTGGTCCATGATGCCCTTCTCGATCTCTTCGTCCATTGGGTAGCACAAGACCATCACGCCGTGTATCCGCGACGCCGCGATCCACTTGTTTGGCGGGTCGCCCGCTTTCTTCAGCCGGTGGCCGGCGCGGAAGAGCGCCAGGGCTTCGTCCTTTTCGAGGATCTTCTCGGGGGGCGCTTCGTCCTCGGGTTCCGGGCGCGGCTGCTGATCGCGCTGGGGAACGCCGGCTCGGGCGGGCGGCCCCTGTGCTGGATGGCGCGGTGGCGGGGTGGGAGCGGGGTGGGAGCGTTGCTGACTCTGCGACTGATGCGTTGGGCGTTGAGGGGCTTGGGCCATGGGCTTTCTCCCGGTTGGGCGGGAGGGGACGCCAAGAGACGGACCGGGCGGTGCCCCTCCCATGGCTCGCTTGCTGCCGGTCCGCCGTCAGAAGTCCGCCATCTCGGTGGCGGAGTTCGCGCAGGGATGGCAGTTGACGTCAAGAGGGACGCGCAGCTCTCCCCAGTGACGGCCCTTTCGCCGCGCCGCCGACCGCCAGCGGCTTCGCGTGTCGCTCTTTGCGGCTCATCTTGCCGCGCTTGGTCCCGAGCTTGGTCGCTTCGCGAGTCCCCGGCTTCAATTCGCCCGCCTTTTGGAGGGCGCTCGTCGCCACTGCGTACTCATTGACGTTCGGACTCGCCTTCCGGATCGCTCGGACCGCGTCTTCCCAGATCTTCGGCATCGTCTTCCTCCCCGGCAAAGTGCGCGATCACCGCAGCGAACGCTAACGCCTGCTCGCGCGGCAGCGCCAGCCAATCGACCGGCTTGCCGAAATCGATCCGCACCATACGGCGACCGTCCGGAGCGGTGAAGCGGCGGAGCGCGACATTGATGCCGCCCTGATCGTCG